TCAGTCGGACAGCTTTGCGAAGTACGCCGCGGCTTTTTTTAATATGTCACGTTCGTCAGTAACCCGCTTCAGCTCCTTCTGGAGCCGGCGGATCTCGGTCTGAGCATCTGACTGCTCTTTATTAGTGGATGAGTCCGGACCGTACTTCTTTATCCAGGCGTAAAGGCTGTGGGTGGTGATATCGAGACGTGTTGCAACGCTGGAAACAGAATGACCGCGATCAATAACCTGCTTGACTGCTTCAATTTTAAACTCTTCGGGATAACGTTTACCGCTCATGGGCACCTCTCTTTAAGTCATCTTAAATGACTCTGAGGTGTCTGTTAAACCCGTGGCGATTCACATCTTTGATACGCGCTTTATCTCTGGCTTTTTCCCTCGCTGGCGATCTTCCACCGGCAACCATTTTTTTGGCTTCATTGAGCCGTTCACGCGCTTCTGCAAGCGTGATCCCTCCCACACCATAGCGGCCAAAAGTAACGGTCTCCTGTCTTCCGTTTATTGAATAGTTATAACGAAATGAGATCGTTCCAGCCGGAGTGACCGCAACATACAGACCATCACGGTCATTAACTTTATAGAGTTCCTCCTTCGGCTTAAGGTGACGCAGCCTGGTGTCAGTCAACATGGTTTATTGTTTTCCTTTATCAAAAAATACCATGTTGTAAAAAATCCAGAAAAGTTGTTTAACTCTCTGTTTTTAATTAAGTTATAAAAAAAAATACCATAACTCAACCGAAATTTATTACATGGTACTTTTTCAAACCTGAATTCAAAACCAGAGAGTACCATCAAAAATTCCATTGAAAAAACCGTGCTTCCCGTTGCTAACAGCTACCGGAAAGTGCCAGACACAAAAACAAAAAAGCCCGCAGTTACGCGGGCTTAGAGGTACTTTACTGCTTTTACGTACAGGCTGTTGCCAGACGCGAAATCATTCCCACTCAATTATATTCTAAACATACAATGCATTGATTTATTTTAATTTGTTCTTTCAAACCTGAAAATATACCGTCACTGATACCGTCACACACAAAACTGTCTATTTTTTCACCGGTAACTTTCGAGCAGTTTTTCCTTTGCTTTCAGGTCAATGATACAGAGATTAAGGAGCCTGGTATTCTCATCAGCCCGCTGAGCTTCACGCCCATACTTTTCAAGTGTGCTTCGTAGTTGTCGAGAAAGTTCACCGGCTTTGTCTCTTTCAGTTCGGCAGGTATCGGCGTGGCCGGGATCTGCAATTTCTGCTTTCGTGGTACCGGCTGGCTGCTGCATGCGGTCAAAATGATTAAGCACCCGATCAAGCAGAGCCTCTGTGCGTATCGTATCACTCTTTTTCCCATCCTGATATTCCCCGATGCTTACCTGCTGCCGGTCGTCTGCTTCCCGGCGCAGTTCGATATTTGTGGCCACATCTTTCTCATCCTGCAGCTGACCGGCGATCTGCCATTTCATCTGCCGGTTATCATGCAGGGTACTGCTGGCCCACCAGCCAGCAGCGAAAGAGACAGCCAGAGCGATCAGTGCAATGGCTATATTCTTCATCAGATAAGTGTCCATGCTCGTTTAAAAACATCATCAACATATGGCTGCTGGCCGTTTTCGACAGCCACAATCGCTTTAGCCATTGCGAGTGACATGTCTTTGTCATACAGATTTAAACAGTCGTGACGGCCAAAGCCGGTTTCTTTACAGACCCGTTTAATGTAGTTCTCTGTGTGGTTGTTATCACCAGACGGCGCCCACCGCTCAATGATTTCTTCCACTGTATCGATCTTGCCGCAGCCGATACCGGGCTTTCCCTGATACTTTGAGTACGTTTGCAGGAGCTTCATCAGCGCACGGATGCCGAACTCGGCAGAAATGAATGCGCAGAATTTACTATCCGGCTGTGTTACAGCAAGCCCCTGCCATTTTGAACTGCTGTGGCGGATATTCCCGGGATTATTATTCCGGATCCCCCGCGCACCCGTATTAACGAAACCATCCTTAAAGATTTTTTGTTTAACCTGTTCCGACATAAATCACCCCGCTTTAAAAAATGACATAACATTGCCGCGATACACCAGCACCGCAGCACAGATAAGAAGATTTGAAATCACGCTGGTGATATCAGCGTGATAGACAGGATCAAAGTAGGCCCGCACCGGCACACTCGCGGAATAAGAGAGAATGAGCCAGGCTATCCATGCCCCTTTTGCGCAGTGCTGCCGGCCGTTTCGTCTGAACGAAAACACCCGGACAAAAATCACTGAGCAGATGACGGCATTCAGAATGATCAAGACTTTCTCAAACATCATTGCCTCCTTGCGGGCTATCCGCTTTTCGGTACGCTTTAATGCTCAGCTTCACCGACAGTAATGCAGATACAAAAGCGCCCACAGCGTCAATACTGTCGATGCTGTAGGCGTCAGGTGGGATCTCGAATATCTTGGTTACTTTGATGAACATGGCCGCTGCCGGGCTGAAAAACAGCAGGCCTGAAATGAAGCTGACCAGCGCCAGTACCGACCGGCGCAGCAGTGTATATTCAGTGGCAGCGGTGATGAAGTAGATCGCCCCCATCAGGGACCCCATCACCACCTCGGCAGGCAGCCCGGCAAAGTAGCTGAAGAACGCAGCAAGGCTGAGCGTGGTTTTTACAGAGATGTCTTCATGCATTGCGTAGCACCATGATTATTAAATAACCATGATGCTACAGCATAAAAAAGATAAACAAAAATGCGTTATAGGTTTAAACTAAAAAACCAGGATTAAGTTCTTAGTATTAGAAAGAGTGATCATGTCACGTTCATGCTGACCTATCTTTACAGGAATGGTAAACTCACGCATCAATTTTCGTTATAGATCAAATGTGATGATTCAACTGTTTGCCAGATACTTTTCAGTCGGCGTTATCAACACCCTTCTTCATTGGGTTGTCTTTGCTGCACTGGTCTACTTAGCCAGCACAACACAGGCGACGGCTAACCTGATCGCGTTCATTGTCGCTGTCACCTTCTCGTTTTTTGCCAACGCAAAGTTCACTTTCAAGAAAAAGGCTACCGGTGGCCGCTATGTGGCCTTTGTGGGGTTCATGGGTGTACTTAGTTACCTGACCGGCTTCATCGCGGATAAAGTCAATGCCGCACCTATTATCACCCTGGTGGCGTTTTCAGCTATCAGCCTGGTGCTCGGATTTCTTTACTCAAAATTATTTGTTTTTAAAGGCATGGAATAATGAAAATATCATTAGTCGTCCCAGTATTTAATGAAGAAGAAGCGATACCAATCTTCTACAAAACTGTCCGTGAAAATGAAGAACTAAAAAAGCATGAAGTCGAAATCATCTTCATCAATGACGGCAGCAAGGACTCAACAGAAAGTATCATCAATGCACTGGCTATTGCTGACAGCCTTGTAAAGCCGCTGAGCTTCACGCGCAATTTCGGCAAAGAACCCGCTCTGTTTGCTGGCCTTGACCACGCTACTGGCGATGCAGTTATTCCTATCGATGTTGACCTGCAAGACCCTATCGATGTCATCCCCGTTCTCATTGAGAAATGGCAGGAAGGCGCTGACGTTGTTCTGGCAAAACGCACAGACCGATCAACCGATGGATGGTTAAAACGCAAAACAGCTGAGTGGTTTTATAAGCTGCACAATAAAATCAGCACACCGAAAATCGAAGAAAACGTTGGTGATTTCCGGCTGATGTCTCGGGAAACGGTAGAAAACATTAAGCTGCTGCCAGAGCGTAACCTGTTCATGAAAGGCGTCCTGTCATGGGTCGGCGGTAACGTTGATATTGTGGAATACACCCGCGCCGAACGCTCAGCCGGTGAATCGAAATTTAATGGCTGGAAGCTGTGGAACCTCGCACTTGAAGGCATCACCAGCTTTTCCACTTTCCCGCTCCGCATGTGGACATATATCGGCCTATTTGTTGCCGCGCTGTCATTTGTGTACGGTGGATGGATGATCATAGATAAGCTCATGTGGGGCAACCCAGTTCCAGGATATCCGTCACTGCTTGTTTCTATTTTGTTCCTGGGTGGTATCCAGTTAATCGGGATAGGTGTGCTTGGTGAGTATATTGGCCGCATTTATACTGAAAGCAAACAACGTCCTAAATATATACTAAAGAGCTCTTCAAAATGATAACGAAAAGATTTTATATTATCTTTTTTTTGGTAATGCTATCTACATTTAAAATATGGTCATCTAATATATATTATATGGATGACATGTTTAGAAACATACTGTGGTATACTGGCTGGTCAGGTGACGGAAGGCCATTCGCTGATATGTACTATAATATTTTATCCTTTAATCACGATTTAATTGACATTCACCCTATGGGGTTAATTTTGTCACTTGCTGCATTCAGTATTATTATGTCTTTATATGCAGAAAAAAACAACATACAAAACAATATCATTTACTCATTATCATGCCTTACATTAATAATAAATCCCTTCTTCATTTCAAACCTTTGGTTTAGGTTTGACGGTCCATTTATGTTGCTATCTTTAGTGATGGCTATACTTCCTTTCTGCATAAACTTCAAAAACGCATCAATAAACTACATTTCACCTGTTATTTTCATTATATTATCTCTTGGTCTATATCAGTCATCTATTAATATATTTATAGTATTCTCCGTAATTGAATTTTTAAGAGCGCTGATCAGTAATAATACCAGAGATGGCATAATGCTATTTTTAATTCGTGCTATTCAGGCATTTTTTGCATTGCTCGCATACAAAATATTGGTTACATATTTTTATCAAATACATGAATACGCGCGGTCATACTCTCAAATATCTGATTTTAATTTAAATGGGATATTAAATATATTTAACAATATAAAAAATTCATTTTCCGAAATAAAATCATCATTCGATGGTTTGTGGTGGTTTATTTCTCCAACTATTTTATCATCAATTATATTAATTTACTTTTCGGCTAAAAAAAGAACCATAACATCACTAACACTAATGTTGCTTGCAATATTGTGTGCTTTGATTTCATCATTTGGGCTTGCTGTTATGTCAAAAAATATGCTTACTTACCCAAGAGTTTTCATTGGTGCCGGGGCATCCTTATTTTTCTTTACATTATTTATAATAACATCAAAAATAAGTAACAAACTTAAATCAATAATAATTTCACCTTTAGTTTTTATTGTTTTAGTTTTCTCATTTTCATCTAACTCAGCTATCATTGGAGAGTATACGGACAAAGAAAAAATAGCAAAATCACTGGTTAATGATATTCAATCAAAAAATAGCACTAACAATAGATGTATTATATTCAACAATCAAGCTAAAGCATCACATGCAGCACAATTAAATATTAAAACATTTCCATACATCAATAAACTAATACCAAAAACATTTAGTTACGGATACGATGGAGGGCGTTTTTTGCTCATGGAGAATGGAATGTCCGATGTAACATACCCAAGCAAAGATAAGCATGAATCAATCATTTATAAACTTAAATCTCTATCTCCAGAAATAAAAAAAGACTTGTATGAAATATACGCAGTAGATGATTGCACTATCGTTATTTTCAAAGAGTAGCTCTCAATTACCCCAGTTATACTGGGGTAACATCCGTCATTTATCCAACCAAGCGTACATTAATATATGAGTCTTCATCCCATGAGGATTCAAACTGGCATCCATTAGCACTTATATATATGTACATACCTGACGGTAGTCTACCAGAATAGCTAATATGCGCAGTTTTTTTTCCTTCTGACTTGCTAACCTGGGTAATGGAATAATCATGGCCATCAGATATTTCTGAGTCTGAAACCTTAAGAATAACGATACCTGATGATTCGGCGCTAAGCTGGATAGAAACATCAATATCATACCAACCACCGATTACTGTTCTAATCCTATAGCCCTTAACCATGTGATAATCATCAATGCTTGTATTTTTCCAGTCGGCATATGTGTTTCCTGCAGAAGGATTATTTAATCCATTTCTTCTGCATATAACTGGGCGCGCTCCTTTAAGGTAAGTTACACCATCATATTTTTCATCGTCTTTCCTCATTTCCCCCCATGAAAAGCGCATATCTGTCCCATTCAGGATCAGGCATGAGTCACTCTTGGCACCACCAAACTTGAGGAATCCCCCTGGCTCAGCTCCAGCCATTACCCCACCATTAACAATGCACTGAACGCCACCATCTATATCCAATAACTTCGCATTTTCAACATCAATATCGGTACCATACATGCCGATAATAGCCTGTGGGTTATTAATAGTTATGGTTGACGCCCCTTGGGCGACCCCACCATTGTGTGATGTGGCGCGAATAAACCCACCATACATATTTTCTGTACTCGGCGTATTCAGCGTTATATTTGTGCAATTCACAAATTCAAATACACGCGGGAGGCTTGTCGGTGTTGGAGCTTGGTGAGAGTTAACTCCCTCACCTCCGCAATTTGTCCATGTGCTGTATTCGAGATTTTTTGCATAAAACGGCCACTTGTAATTTGTACAATAGACTTTTTCCAGTATCAGGCTTGTCCCAGAAGTATAATCACCATCAGAAAAATCATAACAAATATGATCGCTATATACATCTGTATCTGAATACCAGTACAGGGAAATAAAACCCCTTACAGTCATCAGGTATGCATTCATGAAACGAATCCCGCTGAGAAAATTAAACTGGCTGACTCTTTCAATAGTGCTTACGCTGATAGATGGGGCGTATATTGCATACCTGGAATGACTTCTGCTCTCCAGGCGAAAACCCTGCAATAAAATTCTCTGAGCTGACATCCCTGGCTCGTGATACACCACAATTCCGGCATCAACATTGAAATCAGATAATACCCCTTCAGGTCTGTCCGGGTGCTGATTTCTTGGTAAGTCAGGAGTATGGTTTCCTTTCTTTGTCAGCGTATGGTCACCAAAGCCGATAATTTTATCTCCGCCTTTGACAACACATATTTCATATTCACAATCAGTGTCAATAACCAGCGGTAAGTTGCATTTCCGTGATTCAGTAAGCGCCGCCGTCAATGGATCTGTTTCATTTTTATAACGGGATAAGCGGATCCCTTGCACTGAAATATCTATAGCATCTTGTACGCTTACGCTATCTTTACTACCAATTAATGAAGCCCCGCTAGGCTTACCCAATTCAGCCAGCACATCCGCCGCACTCCCGGACTCCGGCACAACCACCAGCGGATTCCCGTTGTTATCAAACGACAGCAATTTATTGGCACGATTAGCGGCATTAGGCAACGCCGGAATATCCTTATCAGCAACACGCAGAGAGCGTTTATCTTTCGCGCTGATATGCTCCTTCATCGTGCCGAGGTTAACGGCGTCACCGTCTTTTACCGGCTTTCCGAGGTTGGAAATTTTATTACCTTTGGCGTCGTAGTGATCAGAGATAAAGCTCGGCTTACGCAGGCACAGCGACAGGAAGCCCAGCGACTTCTGGATCAGCATGGTGAGGTAGTCGAAAGCATCCTCATGCACCTCTGCAAAGAATTTTCCCTGGTTACGCAGGTCGGTTTCCTGAACGGCCGGAAGATCACGGGCAATCCCTATTTTCCAGCCTGTTGCCAACGGCATTTTTAAAATTACCTTCCCGCCACGATATGAGCCTACACCGCGCAGCGTGTAGTCAGTACCATTTGTCAGGATGCGCTCGGTTCCGTTAGTGTCCGCAACGGACACAACGAGGTGTTTGGCTTCAAAGATACGGAAACGGAAGTCGAAATCTGTGGTGACACCGTTGCCGGTGTACTCTTCATGGCTAAGTTCGGTCGATACAGTCATGGCTTTTTCTCCTGGTTAATGCTGACAGGATAGCCAAAACAATCCATATACGGAATAATGGTTTTGTTTTTATTGAATATATAACCAAAAAAATAAACAAAAATACATCATACATATATGATAACAAAGGCAATCATGCACAATAAAGGAATCTGAAATGAAACAAAAATATGTGTATCAATCGCCTGAAAACTATGCAGAAAAAGTAAATGACGATGACGGAATTAAACAGCTTTCCATCACATCGATGCTTGAGGAGTTACTGCGGGAGATGGATCAGGATGGTCATGATGTATCAGGGCCGATGACGGAACTGGTGGCGCTGAAAAACTACGTTACGCACACGGAAAAGCAGAAAAAGACTGTGCGAACCGGACTAGAGTTTGCACTATCCGCATTGAAAAAATGATCTGATATCGATAATTAACACCGGTAAATCCGGTGTTTTTGTTCTATTTTAATGTTTTAATGGCGAAACGTTATAGCGTAAGTAAAGCGCAGGTAAATCAAAATGAATAAATTACTACTGGCTATTATGTTGCTTGTTCCGTTGTCAGCATTGGCTGATAACCCATGCGTACCTAACCTCATCCACGAAGACATGTGTGTAGTGGCGAAAAGTATAGAAAGTGATCTAAAAAAATCAATACCAATAAAAGTAAATGAGCGGATGAATATTACAAACGCCAAGGCTGATATGACAAAAGTTACAGTCACTACCGCATTTATTTATAACCAGGATGAATATAAAGAATTACTTAATAACGATGATGAACTGATAGCTAAAACTAAAGATATTGTAAAAAAAATGGGCGTAAAGTCTTCGTGCTCAAATAAAGCTCTTAATGCGTTCGTTAACCTTGGTGGTGTGGTTGAATATGATTATGTTTTTAGTGATGGCTCCCGTTATGAGACAGTTACCATCACTTCATGCGATTGATTATTTCATTTGTTCTTCAACCTGATTAAGTAATGGTGCCAAATAAAACAGGTTCTGGAAAGGCAATAACTTGCGTACAGATCTCACTTCGCGATCATCAAATTCACCATTCAGCACACCGGCAGTGATGTTTTTGATATCACCGCCAAGGTCGAATGTCGGCCCCAGCAATGCGCCGATACCGTTACGGCTCTGATAGCGTGATGCCGGTGGACCGCCGAACATAGCGCTCATGCCGTAAGTACCACCACTGAGATTTTCCAGTACGTTGTTAGGCTCTCCTAACCAGCCCATCATACCTGACCAGTCCAGCCCCTCTTTAACCAGGTTGGCAGGATCGGTGTTTATCTCCCGCCCGGCCATCATGGATTTCAGTACGTAGACCAGCGAACCCAGCCCGACCTGCAATAACGCACCGTAATAAAACGAGGCATCACCGGACTGAATGCCGGATACCAGCGCGCGGTTATGGGTGGCAAAAAAGAAGGTTTTAAACTGCATCACTATTTTTCCCAACTCGCTGCTCATCATCAGCGGTGTGTCACCGATGCCTGGCGTGATCACCGTGGTGCGGACGTCTTTCAGTATTGCTGATTGAAACGCCTCACGTACAACGCGGTCATCCCACATATGGCTGTGTCCGGTCAGCAGCCCGTCCAGATCCTCACCGTGGCGACTGTACTGATCAGCAATGCGGCGCAGCATGGATTCATCAATACCAATATGTGCCAGCTTGGTGATCTCTTTTTTACTGAGTTTTTTACCACCAGCAACGGCGTTGGCTGCGTTCAGCACTTTGGATTGAGTGATAAGCCCAGACCACATTTTCATGGTATCGGTGTACTGATTCATCAGGGTGAAGTTACCAAACTTCTGTGATGACCACTCCAGCCCGCGCTCCAGGAATGACCGGCGGCTGTACGGGTCATTCAGATCTGCAATCACTTTTGACCGGCTGGACAATGCATATTCCAGCCCTATCCCCATCTCCCGCAGATCCGCTTTGGCGATACGCATCTTACTGATGTCAGTCATCATCTTGCCGAGTGGTTTCAATGCCGAGCGCAGGCCGTGCTGCATAATCGGGCGGGCCATATCCGGTAGTGAGGAAATAGTCATACCGCCCAGCAGGCGCAGGAAGTTAACGTGACGCGCCACGCGACCGGCACGGACAAAAAAACTCGCTGGGTCTTGCGGTGCGCCGTAGGTTCCCAGCAGGCGATCACGCATTGCCCGGATATCCCGCAAGTCTGACTCGCGGCGCTTCTCCAGCTTTGCCCGTTCTTTTGGTGTGGCAGCCTCGGATATCAGACGGTTGTAGTCCTCCGTGATCGCTTTTATCTGGCCGTCCATATCAACGCGGCCAAATCGTTTTGTCAGTTCGATTTCCGGAGCCACCTGGCGGATGTAGTTTTCCATCACGTAATTAACATCCGATTCCAGGAAATCTTTTATCCGTTCGTCGGGAATATTCAGGGTACGTGCCTTTGTGAAACCGGCGTGTTTTGTCAGTCCGTCCGGGATCAACTCACCAGGAACAATGCCTGCGGGTGCGCCGATTATTTTATTAATAATATCGTCAGCCGCCGCCTCAAGCTCTTCACGGGCCATTGGCTCCATACGGCGCATGGCTGCCTGACGGCGACGGTCAAAACGGGTCAGTGAATTGGCGTGACGAGACAGTCGTGCGTATTCATTGCGGAACTGACGCGGTTTATCCAGTATCTCAAGGTGGCGCTGTAGTTTCGGTAAAGTCTGCTCTGCGCTGTCAATTGCAGACAACTTTCTTTCCAGTTGCGCCTGGCGCTTTGCCTGTTTCTTTGTCTGCTTCTCCAATCCTTTCAGGGCACTGAGTTCATCAGCAACCGCCTGTTTTTCGCCGATCAGCCGGATGTTTTTATCGACCTCTGACAGCAGTTCTGTTTTTTTACCGGACCAGCTTTCCGCCTCGCGAATTTCAGCGCCGAGTTTCTCGGCTGCCGGCCGGGCATTTTCTGCACGTTCAATACCGGCAACCGCTTTATCAAGACTGCCCTGTGCTTTGTTAACAGCAATCTGATTTGTTTCGCCTAACCAGTCCGCGATAACCTTTTTAAACTCAGACCGGTCACTGAGTATTTTGTCAAATTTATAAATACGCGGAAAATAGCTTTCTGCTGTGGTAACTTTTACGCCCTCGCGCAAAATACCTAATTCCACCATGTGATTTTTTGTCTGCTCAACGATAGGGCGAATTGCGCGTGCTGCTTCCGCTACCTGTTGGATGGCATGCTGATCACCATTACGCATAGCATCCCCCACCGCCTCGCTGAACTCAATATGACTCATACGGGTATCGCCACCGGTACGGGCGGCCTGCTTATACTGTTTGTAATAGTCGCGGGTGGACTCAACCTGTTTATAGACCAGCGCATCAAAGCGGCGCACAGCAGTCTCAACCGCGCCGAACGAGGCGATCCCCTCTTCGTTTTTGGCATAGGTGAAATTATTTTCGGCCAGTTGCTGGTTAACCTGTCTGGTGATTTTTGACGGTGATTGTGCAACACGGCCCACCGGGCTGACATTCATGGTTCGGTTAACAAAAGACGGTCCCTTTATCGCTTCCTGTTCCAGCGTAGTATCGAACACCTCAGCTGCACCGATGCTTCTGTCTCCGGGAATATTATTTGGAATATTTTGTGGTTGAGTTTGTTGTTCACCGATCACATCATTGCGGAATTTAGCAGCCAGCGCACCACGGTTTTTAACCAGCTGAATTGCGGATCCCATCACGCCGCCCAAGGTGGCATCGAATGCAACGTTAAGCGCACTCTCCGTCAGTGTCCGTGTTTCCTGTGTTGCACTGAGAGCCGTTTCTGACAACACTCCGGCACCGGCATTTGATAGCGCCAGAGTACCGGCAGTTCTGGCCACACTTCCGCCGCGTACCGCCAGCCCACCAGGAATAAAAGTCGCTGCTACGTTTATCGGGTCAATCACCCCCATAGCCAGACTGCTGGTAAATCCTGCGCCGCCAGCCTCCGCCAGCAACTTTCTGTCCTGTATCTGGCGATCTATGCGCTGCTTGATAGCTGACGTTTCCAGCGGCGATTGAGAGTGAATAAACGCATCTGCATAATCTTCATATCCCGCCAGTGCATTATCGTCTTCAAACGGGTTATAGCCCTCTACCGCCTCAAACTGATTAAACGGTATGGTGGCGATCAGGCTGCCGACAGAGTTATCAATCCGGAACGCAGCATCACGCAGGCGTTTTGTCTCGTTGCTGTCATCAAGCGGATTCAGTGGCGCATACCAGGATGGTTTTTCATTATCACCGTATACCGGCTCAGGTTGCTGTATGGCGTTTACGTCAGCAGGCAGGATGCGTTCAGGTTCCATTTCATATATCGGCATTATTTTTTACCCCATGAAAAATAGTTACTCAGGTTATTAACGCGTTTGTCGTGAGCGTCTTTATATTGTTCACGGAGCGCATCACGGCGCTCATCATTAGCTTTGTCTGCTTCTGCTTTACGCTCTATGCGCTGGCGCTCTGCTGCCGCATCTTTAATGACCTGCTCTTTTTCTTCCATAATTTCACGATACATCGGTGATGTTGCCTGATCCGGCTTAAAGCGAACCAACTGCCCGTTGTCACCATAGTACGGAAGGTAAATTGGTACATCGTCACTACCAGTTTGTTTAACCATTACGCCATAACTAAGATCACGTGGAGTAACAGAATCCGGTACCAGAACGATTTCTGCATCTTCCGGTAGCCCGCCGAATACTTTTGATGTCAGCTGTTTTTTATCCTCTTCCCATTGCCCCTGAATCCAGTTACCAGCACCGGATGACGTAATACCATAAGCAGCTTCCGGAGCGTATTTCATGATTTCTTCTTTGCCGTTTACTGAGGTGACACCCCAGGTCTTTTTCACCTGAGCATCAGTCATTTTCTGAGCCAGTTTTGCGTCACCACCGGTTTCGGCGAAGTTGGCATCATAAAGCGTCTGGTAATCACGCAGGTATTCACGGTTATTGATGCCAGGTTTATCCACTCCCGGGGATGAGAACCCGCCAAGCGTATAGAAGTTATTGATATTTGCCTGTGCCGCTTTATCGCGGCCCTTCATATAATCCTTGTCACGCACCTGTGCTGCGATCATTTGCTTGGTCCGGTCGTCCTGTTCATAAGTCAGTCGGTACGCTGTTTCCACTGCCTTATCCTCTGGCATCCCGGCGCGGTTAAGTTCGTACACTTTGGTGTAATAGGCCATGGTTGATGATGGCATATCAGTTGCCGCTGCCGGGTTATTATCAAAAATCTGCCCGTACATTTTGGCAATCGGCAGAACCACTTCCGGATCCTTGGATGTCGCGCCGGTATTGAAGATAGTTTTCACCTGTGACGGGATAATACCGGTACGCGAGGAAAGTTCAGCAACGGCATTCAGACTGTTTTCATCACGCAGACTGAAACCGGATTGCAGATTTTTCTCGAAATAGTTATCCGCTGCCTCCTGGTTGTTTTTGTCGGTCGGATCCAACGGGAAGTTATTCTGTATGGAAAGCTCCAGGCGGTTTGCGGAAAAGGTTTTCTCCTGTGCCCTAATGTTGCTGTCAACGAATTTACCGAAACGCTCCCAGCGCTGCATGCTGCTGGCGTAATTAGGTTGTGACGGGTCTGGCTTTATCTGCTCCAGCAATGAACGCTGAGCCGGTGCCGTCATATCTTTCGCTGCTGAAATCAGACCTGCATAGCGTTTCGCCTCCTGCATATCAGTCAGCATCCTGGTGCCTTTATCGTAGCCAAAGGCTGCCATGACTTCACCCGCTGACGGCGCACCGGGTGCATCCAATCCGTTCTCCCACGCAGCATAAGCATCAGCCATTCTGGTGCCGAGTTCTTCCTGTGCTTTTTGCTGGCGCTGTTTATCCATCTGCTCAGCCTGACGCAGATATTTCGCCTGGTCTGATTGGTCGAGAGCATCAAACGCCGCTGATCCGGTAAGGCGCTTAGGTGCCTGTCCAGACTGCGGCAAATCCACCAGCCCAAGTGCCGCCTGAATGCCGTTCGAGATATCATCACCGGCGATTTTATCAAACTCGCTTTGCCCGTTCTCTTTAATCATTATCGCCATTGAAAGACGTGTCAGTGTGTTCAGATCCGTTAAATCAAGGCGGGTGTCACGTGGGACATTGAGGTATTCAGAGACAAATTTAATATATCCCTCAGTGTCATTATCATCTTCCGGTGGTGCCCAGCGGGTAATTATCTGTTCCGGTGTGACATACCCCTGATGGGCATATGACAGCAGGTTACGCCCGGTCGCCCGGATGCCGTGTGCCGGTGTAGCGAAGGTAACGAACGCACCGTCATTGCCTGTCTGGCCTACCCATACATCTTTTGATTTACGAATATTGCCGGGGTTATTGTTGCGGATGCCGCGGGCGTTGCCGTTGCTGCCACCCTGAACGTATAACTGCTCCTGCTGGTTATGCAGCTGCTCAGCATATGCTGTGGCATCATCCGGGTTATCAAAAATACCCAGATGTTTTCCGGTTTTTTCATACAGCGCAATGGCTTCATCATCGGTCAGCAATTTACCATCGTCACTTACTGTCGGCAGCAGCACTTCCCCCTCATCGGTACCGACAGATATCGTTCTTACTGTGCTGACAGATTCGTCTTCGTTCTGCACTTTCGGGCGATTCATCAGATTGATGTTGCCCTGCTGCGTCATGCCTTTTACAGATCCGACATCACCACCATAGTATTCCGATGCACGGCTGACGCCGCCAAGGCTGGACGGTTCACCGTTCTGCTGCATGAACTGCATATAGTCCGCGCCGATCTGGTTCTCAATGGCTTTGCGGGCAGTACTGGTTTTAAATTCCTGCTTTTTAGCCAGGATCTGCTCATCACTCCAGCCGTGGGACAGTCCGAAGTCTTCTATCTGCTGAAACACCTGCTTATTGGTTGAGACATACGCCTGATTATCACCGTACTGCGTGGCGGCTGTTTCCGCATTCAGCGTCAGCGTAGATTGGAACTGATCGGTTTCGTATGACTGAATCTGCCCCATTTCATGCTTATTGGCCTGACTGCCGAACTGTAAGCGCATTTCCTGCGCCTGCTGCATGAAGTGTCCGCGCGCATTATCGTCCGGCAGCGTGGCCGCAATCTCTCCGGCGAAAGAATCAAACTGATTCTGGTACTCTGCCGCCTTACCTATGGCGTTTTTACCCTGCTGCGCTAGCAGGCCGTTCTGTGGATCGGTCATCAGTTCATTGGCTTTCTGGCGCAGCTGTAACGCAGCATCCTGCGACAACGCCACATTAGCCCGCTGCTTTGCCTCAGCAAAAGCGTTGATATACTGATCACCGGCCTGTGCCAGCCCGGCACCGAAGTGTTCCGGTGATGACTGTGCGCTGAATCCGTTGGATGGTAACGGGCTGCTGCTGACCTGTCTTTCGTTATAGGTTGGTACTGTCGGCATAGCGCCCTCCGTTAAAAGAATCGTCCATAGTTGCCGGTCTGGCGGGTCACGTCAAACAGGTTTGAGCCGGTCCCTGATGCTGCTTTAGTCGCACCGGATCCGAAAATACTGCCGGTACCGCCTGCCACTTTGTACGCACCCCATGCATTCAGCGGCGTGGTCAGTATCGTACCGACCGCGCCAATATTGCCCTGACGGCGTGACATCTTCGCATTGAGCCGGTCATTAGCCGCCTGCAGCTTATAGCCGTATGCTTCGCGGGAAGCGTTGTTCATCACGGTGAGCGCATCGAGTTCACCCATGGCCGCAGTATCGCCGAAGATATCCAGCGCACCGCCAGCACCGAGATCAACACCATTGGCCGACATAGTGGCCGCCTGAGTCCCTGCCAGTTGCCGTGCGCGTGAGCGCTGTTTTGCTGCCTCGGCATTACCCCGGTTAATGGAATCATCCGCTGCAGCTTCATTCAGTTTGGCATTTTGGTTTGCGACATCGGCGTTAAATTTACCGGATGTGTACTGGCTGTATGCCTGCATAGCTCCGGTGCCGATTGCGGCCGCCGCCAGCATGGTTGGTTCGCACATTATTTCGCCCTCATGGTGAAGTGATGGAAAGGCAGTTTCATTAAACCGACCGGTTCCGCCGGTTCCAGTCGGAAACCCAGCCAGTGAATCCAGGCTTTCGCAACGTGGTTACGCGCATCCACATAATTCTCCAGCACCGGATAGACCGCCAGCATAGCTTTAAGTACCGGTTTGCAGCGGCGCAGGAATATCTTCTGGTGCGTTTCAAGGTGAGATGAACTCACCAGCCACGGGATCCCAACACCGCTCAGGATAGACCCCGGAGCCACACCAAATATTGTAACGACCTGACCGTCAATCAGACCAGACCACGCCTTTGTCGAACAGGTAACGCCACGGGTAAGAACCTGCTCTGCCGTCTGGCCGGAGAATGCCGCAAACTCATCGTGATCAGCCTGGCGGACATAAGGCAGAAGCAGCTGTATATGCTCAGCAGTTGCCGGGATAATCTGTACGTGTGCCATCGGTTAAAACCCCCCGACATCAAGACGCGGGATAACCGCGAGGATGGACAGCGGCAGCGGATCTTCCTGCCGGATAAAGACACGCCCGTTTTTGCTCCAGTTGGAATCCAAATTGATTTCCACAATGCCGGTCGCATCATCAACAGGGTTGTCGTAATACTCAAACTCACGCTGAGGGTATTCATACAGGTGGTCTTTGTCGGTACCGGCCCACACGCCACGGCTGGAATTAACGATAAGACTGGCGACTTTTACCAGTTTCTTTTTATCCAGCAGCGTTTCCTGCCCGTTAATGTGGATGTCCAGCGTTTCCAGTTCGCTGGTAACCGGCAGACCGATATGCACTACTACTGACGGCGTGTCGATTTCCACCCGTTCACCTGAGACAACAACCGACGGCGCTACATTGGCATCTGCCAGCACATTCACGGTTTTTCCTTCCAGGTGCCCGATACCGGTAAAGAATTTACGGGCAAAGCCCCACGCTTCTGTCATCGTGCTGCGTAACGCTGGTGGCACATTACGGTTAGGTGACACCGTAACCTCTTTGCTATTAATGACTTCGACAATGCGGCATTTCAGTATTTTGTTCTCATCGTCCTCGGTGTAATCAATGTGGATCTCGTTACCGATGTCGCTCTCTTTGAACACGTTGTCAGCCAGCACAGACAGGCGGTATTCTTCCTGATACGACCAGTCACCATCACCGCCGGTAATAACGACTGTTTTATCCGGATCTGTATTACGGCCGTCATAACTAAGACCGGAGTCCACAAAGAACGCATCTTCCGTCCTGGTGAATAACCGGCTCGCCAGCCGTTCAACATAACGGACTGTTTTTTTACCGACCTTACGCTTCACTACGAAGTACACCGCATCTTCTGTGCCCTCGCTGATGGTACAGACTGATTCAAACTCACCGTCAGTATGCTGCGGCGCCCAGGCGAAAACCTGTTGTTCGCGCAGATAGGTCAGCGCCAGCAGTTCGCCATCATTCCGGACACACCAGGCAACGGAATAAGGAACGGTCGAAAAAGCCCAATCAACAATCTGGTGCTTCTGGAACAGGTGGTTGGCGAGAATGGTTAAGTCTGTGCCCTGGTACCCGTCCACATCGAATGAGTACGCCAGGTCGCGGACAGCGCTACCTTTTTCCTGCACATACAGCGCAATGTTCGCCACGGCAATCGGCGGCAGATTACTGGATCCGTTGGCACCCTGTGACGACATAGCGAAACTGGCCGGGGTGAGCACCTTATTCTGATCACCGGTAACCTGATACTCTCCGCCGGAGGTCAGCGCCACCAGCGAACCAACGTCGATCAGATGACGTATTTCATTCACCTGCCGCCCGGCATAGGTGTAAATAATACGGTCGTCATCCTGAATCGGGTTACTGCGCCCAAAGTCTTTATAATCGCCGCTGCGGCTGGCCCATATGGTTTGTGGTTGAGAACGGGATCCGGCAAAGAACAGGCGCTGCTGGTAATAGGTCACAGTGCTCGGATAACCCTACTCTTTATTCCATGCTGCCCGCGCCCATTTGTGGCTGGCGTTTGTCGCCGTGACAGCGTTGGACGGCAGATAAGAAATGACTTTCCCGGTAGCGGTTTTACCGTCACTGCCGACAGATTCAATTTTGACAATACCGAACCCGCTGTGCAGATATTCCCACTGAATGCCGTTATCACCACCCCATCCGTCCCAGCTCATGCCCTCGGTGTGAGACGGACGCAGCGTACCGGTTTTACCGGCGGTATTGGCACGGTAATAGTGACTACCGGCACGGCGCTGATCGTTCACTGCGGTTTCTTTATCTGTTTCCCACACCGGCACCTCATCAACCGCGCGCTGTTCCAGGTAAAACTGTTTTCCTACCTGCTCGCTGCCGAAGATATTGTGTGTCGCCGTCAGTGTTACTGTGCCGGTACTGGCGCTGGCGTACACCTTGATCGCCTTGTTGGTGTTAATGTCTTCAAACGGTCCGTTCTTTGTCTCCACTTCCGCCAGTCGCCAGTCATCGTGATCGTAACGCTGTAATTCCATCGGTGGGTGATCAGTGTGAACGATGGTCATTACGTCAGCAGACTGCGTGAATTTAAGCTTAAAAAGTTCAGATTCTGCATAGGGTGTCGCCAGTTCAAACACTTCACCTTTGTGCTCACCATCGGCATACAGCACCTGCCCGCCGTCTTTGAACACACGGATATACCGATCGCCGAACTCCAGCGCATAGGTTTGCACCGTGCTGAACTGAAACGGGATCAGACGGCATTTCTTGTCACCGTATTTAGCCGCGGCAATGAAACGGGTACCGGGACGGTTTTCTGCCCCACCGTACTGCCGGACAATGAAATTACGGCACTTGCGCAATGCTGTAGCGTACTTCGCCATGTCGACGCGCCCGTATAAGCTCGGGGCGATTTCACCGCCGGAGAATGACGGCTGAATAATACTGTAGGCCATTACGATAACCTCGCTGCGGTAAACTCATCCATGTAATCGACCGGCTCTGATGATTCCCCCAGGGAGTGAGCCGCCGCACCGGCGATCGTCATCTGGTAAAGTTGCAGAGCCTCATTACCGATACCGGCATTTGATGCCAGTGGTCGCGCCAGTTCAGCAGCCAGACGCCACGCCAGCGCATCTTTAAACAGCGCATCATACATGTTGACGTCTGTCACCCGGGCGGTGTATTGCAGCCACGCCTCCGGCTGATCGGTATAAATCAGTTTCCCGGTACCTTCTTCATCAGCGCCGACCTGAAAATGAATTGCGGTATCAGGGCGGTGATACTTTTCACCGGGGCGGATAATCGCAATGGCTTTCATGCAGTCCGTAGGGTAGCGGTAGGCATATTTCCATTCAGGCGGCGGATTATTGGTATCAGCCAGCGCCACGCGCTTAACAGCAAAGTTCCAGGGGAAGTCTGACAGCACCGCATCGCGGCACTGCTCATAGTGCAGGCTGCACTGATTGGCTTCTTTACTCGCCTCAGTCATGCTGTTTATGGAACGGCTGTTACCGATGCGGCTGAGCGCGATATTGCAGATTTCGATTTCTGAGGCCACTGTGGTTTCTCCCCGTATATGTATAGAAAAAGAAAAAGGGGCTTTCGCCCCCTTTTGAATCGGGGGTTAAACCCCAAGCTCTTTACGTTTTGCGTCAATATCTGCGCGGAGTTTTTCGGCACCGGCATTGTGATGCGGCTTTTTACCAAACAGCTGCTGGTACTGATCCTGCAATGCGATCAGTTCATTATCAGCGCCGCCATCACCGCCGGAAGCTCCGGTACCACCACCGCCGCCGCCGTCATCACCACTGTGATTATCGTTACCAGCATTGGCATTTTCATTCACCGCTACACGCTCACCGGTTTCAATCAGCAGCAGGTTGTTCCCCGCCATGCCGTCGAACTCAATTTCCTCACCCGGATAAAGCAGGCGGCCATTGATAAAGGATTTCTTCAACACTTTATATCGTGACATGTCACACCTTAATTACTGACAGCTTCATAGACCGGATGAGCATCCACATTCAGGATAATGCCTGATGTGAACTTACCCGCTGTTAACGGGCCATCACCCACGATGTACTGGAGGCGCAGAAACTTAAGGCTGCCCTGCGGCACTTTAGCAGCAATACGCTTACCGGCATTCAGTGATGCAATCGGCATTGGTTCAGACAGAAAGATAGCCTTAGCATCTGTGAATTCTTTGTCTGACGCGGTTTCCAGCTTGATCTGCACTGTGGCATCACCGGCGGCTTTAGCCTGTTCTGTCACCTGCGCGAACAGCTCCAGCGGCTCACCGATGCCGATATCACGGAAATCATTACGCAGCGGGCCGAGGTCAATAATGCTTTTCCCGGTTGCTGATGCAGTAACCGCCTGATCGACGGAGAACATCGTTTCTTTATCTAAAATCATTGTGTTACCCCTGTTAAAAGGTTGCCGGAGGCTGATGCCGTCCGGCATACGCGGTTACTTAACCTGACTTTCCGTAGTCAGAATGGAATCGACGCGGCGCACCGGGATCTCATCGAACGACACCACCTTCTTACCAGCCACTTCCTGCATGGAGATATTGACGTTCTTGGAGTTTTTAATCTGACGGCGCATCCAGCTGCGGATAGCCTGATTGCAGTAGATTGCCGGGCGACCCATTGCGAGGTTAGGGATCTTCTCAATCGCCTGAATCAGTAGATCTGGCAGGTCGAGCGAATCAGCTGCTTCCGGGTCTTTCTTCAGTTTGCTGATGTCGATATTGGCAATACGGACCACATAGCGCCAGTCACGGACAGTCAGGCCGTTTTTCCACTGGAAATGAGTGCGATAACCTTCGTACTTCCCGCCGTTCTCATCTTCCAGCGTCACCTGACCTTTGTGTTCCTGCTGCAGGCCAGCCTTAGAGCCTTTCGGGAACAGGCCATGAACGGTATTTTCACCCCATACTACCAACCAGATGGAGGTCAGATTGCTGCCAGTACCACCGGCATCAATGATGTTTACCCCGTTCTTCGCGGCCAGACTGTTGAAACGGGCAGACAGCCCCGTAAAGCGCTGCGGGTGTACCGTGGTATCACCGTAGATCAGTGTTTCTGCCATTTCCTGGTTCATCGACTCCAGAAACGCCAGTGACTCAGAGAGTAAAAACTCCGCAGTCTGACCGTTCAGATCAGCCAGTTCTTTATCCACTTCGGAATAAGTTTCCAGCATCCCGACCGTATCAGTAACCTGTGCGGTAGTTGATTTACTTGGCGGCACACCATAGTTCAGCATGCGCCACGTTGCAGACGGCAGGCCGGTACGCACTGTAGTGCGATGTCCGGTTGCCTGGTTAGCTTCGACAAAAAGCATATCGTCGAGGATCTCGTTGGTCTGATTCAGCAGTTCGACAATTTTTGCCTGTTTGCTGTCAGGGCCTTGTCGTTTAGCCCAGTCAATAAGCGTAAGTGCTGGCATGGTTTCCCCTTAATTATCCGAATAACACATCAGCGGCACTCTTCGCGCCGCCGCTATTGCCAGTGACAAGACCGTCCTCTGACATGGCTTTGCCGATATTGGCAAAAATACGCACCAGTTCCGGGTGATTTCCGAGGCCGGTTTCGTTCAAATACTGTTTCAGTTCAGGTGAGCCGAACTTATCCATGGCTTTCTGCGCTGCGCCAATTGAAGCATCGGTACCGAGGTCTTTATCTGCCTTAACCTGCTCAGCCCACTGTTCGATCTGCTGCTGCCACTGTGCCGCCTGCTGCTCAACCAGCTTCGGCATAATTTTGCTGCCATACACATCCACCAGCTTTTGCGCCTGCTCGTTGCTCAGGTTCAGCTCTTTGGCGATCGGCTCAAAGGCTTTTACTGCTTCGGCATCCAGCTCCTGACCCTCTGCGGCCTTAAATTCATACTTTTCCGGTGCTGCTACAGCGGGTTTACCGGGATCAGCTTTCGGGTCTTTGGCCGGTGGCTCAGCACCTTTATTCTGCTCATTACCCGCAGGAGCACCGCCGTTATTCGCTGGTGGTGCTTCTGTACCAGCCGGTGCACCTGTCGTTCCTGGAGCCGCTCCGCCATTGTCACCACCCTCCGCGTTCTGCTCTTCACACAAGCGACGCATCATTAAGCGCTGCCATAAGTTCATGATTGTTTCTCCTGTTGTTTCGCGGCTTCATCAGCCATCAATGCATAGAGTTCAGGGCAGACACGATGAAGCCCTTCAAACATCTGTAAACCAAAATTACGGCAGCCCTCTTTAAAGGCTGTCAGATACGGATCTGCTGAGAAAGATGAGCCAAACACGTTACTTTCAGCCAATAGCCGCCACATAAACCGGCGGCCTTCCTCTGTTGACATAACTGATTTCAGGTCATCATCAGCGCGTTTCTGTTGCTCGCGCAGTGCAATATCGTGCGCTGCCTGTTCCTGCGGGGTGAGCAGATAAGTTTCCTGTGTGTCTGTCACTGACCACCTCCGGCCAGCGCAGCCAATGCGCTGTTATCATCCATCGGCGTATTACCCAGCGCCTGAGCGCCACCGACAGCGGCCTGCGCCATCTGCATCTGTTGTGCCATCGCCTGCTGCTGTGCGCGGTTTTCACGGATCTGCGCCACCTGTTCATTGGTTGCCACCACGGACGGCGGAACACCGATTGATGCGGCGTAGGCGTCGATAGTTTCGTCCACGTTGATTTTGTCCATGGCATCCGGTTTGAACTGACCGATACCGCTGGTGAAGCCGATAAAGCGCTCAATACTGCTGACACCAATCGCTTTCTGCGCCTGCGCCATCACTGAGATATATTCGACTTTCAGCTGCATGCCCTGCATTTCATCCGGCGGTACCGGCAGCAGGTTGTTCTCAGCCATTACGCTGAACGTACGGTTAATCAGCTTATCCAGCAGTTCAGAATCCAGGCGCTGTAATACCGGCCCCAGCATCAGCAGTTTTTCTTCCCGCATTTCCGCTACGGCTTCGACCGGCATTGAACGGGTATTCACGGTCTGCATCATGCGGAACAGGTCAACGAAATAGGCGTGGTCGATAATCTGGCGTGTGTCCTGGATATCTTCCAGCAGGCCATTGGTACCGTTGGCCGGTATCTGGAACAGCGGTTTGATCTGGTTGTTCACGTCCGCCATCGGCAGATAGTTAATCCCGCCGGGGATAGTCGAAATTCGCTGGCTTTTGATAGAGGCCGGAGCCTGTAAAGGCGGGTTGGTGATTTTGTCGATCATCTGCGCTTTACGGCGCTGCAGAAGTTGCAGAGCTTTCACGCTGCCGAGCGCTACCATGCCGGGACAGGATGAGCCGTAAACGTCCTCCCCGTTCACTTCCCAGCGTGGGGCCATGATCGGGAATTCATCGTAACCGGATTCACGTAACAACTTGTCGTCAGTGCTGCTGGCCTCGTAATAAACGGATTTGTACGCCTTGTGTTTCGCTTCCAGCTTGCCGGTCTGACGATCAAGGTTCGGATAGACGGCATGAACCACATTCACCCACTGCCCGTACTGACCGCTGTTCCACTGTGATTTCACGGTATCGCTGACAGCATCCGTGCCGAACTCAGTGATCACCTGACGCACGGTCATACTGAATTCACGGACGGCAGTATCGACACTCAGATCCGCACCGTTGGCAATGTAAAAGCTGCCGGTCGGAAACGGCACGGTACGGATCACCCGCTGCGGGTCAGCAACAACAGCCATTGCACCGGTGGCGAACGTGCCTAAATCCTCGTACATCAGCGGCAATGACTGGTAGAGATTGGAGCGATTAAACACTTCGTTCATGCGCTGCTCGACAGTTTCCAGCCAGAGTTTCACCGGACCGTAGTCCATCAAATCACGATCAGGTGTCGCCAGACGGAACCACGGACGCGCCGGACTGGTAATGCCGGACATCATGCCGCTGGATAAGGTACGCGCCGCCATGACGGCAGCAGGGTCAATAATCTTGCTGTTACGGCGATCACCACGGTTAACTTCCGAGGCGGTAAAGCGGGTACTGCGCGGACGGGTGAAATCAGACAACTCACGCCAGTGCGGCTCAAAAGAAAGTCGCTCGGCTTTCAGCTGAGAGAGTTGTTTGTTTAACTGCTGCTTCAGACTGTCTGACATTATCCGCCCCTGTGATTACTGGCCTAACAGCGTTTTACCGCTGGTGGACGCGGCACCGGTGGCACCCTGCGAACCTGTCAGCATGGTTGACTTACGGCCTGATGCTGCACGACGGCGACGCATTTCTTCATCACGGCTGCTGGTGACAGCTTCGTCCTGCTCCTGTGGTGCTGCCTGAACCGGTGGCGGCGTACTGATTTTCGGCTTACTGAATCCACACATATCCACACCTCGATAAGATAAACATAATTACTTTATATGGATTGTATATCATGTTAATTGACATTTGAAATAAACATGACTAACATTTTGTTTATCACTCAGCCGTGATCCTTTTTACCCTCCATAACAGGTGTTGCCAGTGCTACAGCTTTTGCCCTCTTCGTGAGGGCATTTTTTTAACAATAGGCAGGTGAAATTATGAACAAACCAGATATTGAAACAGAGATTCAGATGAAAGGTAAAACTGCTCCGCGAGTTACTCCGGCGCACATTGAAAGCCTGATTACCAGCGAGCACTATTTCACCGCTGCTGATGGCGTTGCCGGGTTGCATTCCGCAAAAGCACAGCGCTACCCTGATGATGCATCGGTACCGACCGCGCTTAATTTACTGACATTTTGTGTTCTTGTTCTAAAAAATGGTTTCACGGTAACCGGGGAATCAGCCTGTGCCAGTCCTGAAAACTTCGATGCAGAGATCGGTCAGAAGATTGCCAGACAGAATGCCGTAAATAAAATCTGGCTGCTGGAAGGTTATCTGCTGAAGCAGAAACTAAGTGATAAGAATAATCTTTCAGAAAAAATACAATCTTTCATGCAAGATTATGACCCTGCTGAATTCGGTGATGAAGAATCAAACGGCGGGCAAACATATGCAAAACATTTTGCTGATGCGTTGTCCAGGAAATTACTTTAATTTTTAATTGAAATTCATGCAATAAGCCCGCCGATGTGCGGGCTTTTTTATGCGTAGGGATCGTAATCGTTGTCGGCTACCACTGAGCCGTGAGAGAGGTGTTGTTTGAATTGCGGGTCTTTTTTGGTTACCGGATAAGCAAATGTCAGCGCCAGCGCATCACCTTTACCCGGGGAGCGGCCTATGCGTTTTTTAATATCGTCTTTGGATTCCAGCAGTATTTTTCCGTCCAGGCGGACTTTGTATTCCGCAGCAGATAAATCATCAGCGGTTTCCTGATCATCCAGCGCCCCTCCAATCTTAAGCCACGTTTTAACGCTGTTGTGCATCTCACCGCGCTTGTTCAGCATCTGCGGATCGGTGGAGGCTCCGCCGAACTGCACTAACTGCCAGTCGCGCCCCCAATTCATACCAACGGAGTAAATACCAGTACCGTATCCGAAATCGATATGCACAGCGTCCGCCTGAAGGCTGTCTTCAAAATCCGCGATACGTTTTGCCATCACCACATCATCGGTGGTCTTGTTTCCCGTCCACAGGCATTTACAGTACAGACCCTGTCGCATGTAGATCACCGCGTCATCAGCGCCGGAATAAGCAGGGTCAACGCCGATGATCACCGGCGCATGAGCCACCTCTGCGGCGGTTACCGTGCGTTTCATGGCGGCATCTGTAAGGCCGGTCGGGATAAACTGAGCTTCAGAAGCTGACGGGAAGATACCGCGCACACGGATTTTGAAGAAGTCGCTGTCTTCCCCCATATCCTCTTCCCACTTTTTGATCTGCTCTTTGTTGGTGCCCTCTACCGTCCGGCTGTCTATCTGCTTTGTGCGCCAGCGGTGTTTAAACTTGCGAAAGCACTCGCGGAAGCGCCCGGTGTTACGGGTCGGGTTACCAAACGCAATCCAGATAATTTCCGTGTTCTCATCCGTCAGCGCCCCCTCTGCTACTTCCCACACCAGATCGGCAATGTTGGATGCCTCATCGAACACCAGAATGATGCGCTTGCCCTGGTTGTGCAGCCCGGCGAATGCCTCGGTGTTGTTCTCTGACCACGGCACGGCATCTGCCCGCCATGCGTTGGTGTGGTTCGGGTCGTTGGAATAGATAGCGGTTTTAGTACAGGTGAACCAGTCGCGGGTGATGGAAAGACGCTGCCACTTGGCAATCTCCGGCCATGTTTTGGTTCGTAACTGGTTCTCGGTGTTGGCGGTTACCACGACTTTGCAGTCTTCACAGGTGTCCATGCCCCACTTAATCACCATGGAAATGAATGCTGATTTACCGATACCGTGCCCGGATGCACGGGCCAGCAGCAGCGGCTGATGTCTGGTTTCCGGATTACGCAGGTGCTGACCTATTTCACCCAGTGCCTCCGCCTGCCACTGGCGCGGACCGCTGGCCGTTTCCAGTTCGGTGCCCGCCTCGCCCCACGGAAATGCGTACAGCGCATAACTGAGCGGGTCATGCGTGAACATGGCAATATCGTCAATCAGTTGTTCTTCCGGTGACGCGGTGGCGGTATCGGTCATTACTCAATGCCCTCTGCTGCCCGTTTACGTGCCGCTGCCAGTTTATCCGCCAGTGAAATATTGACGTCCACCTGTACGCGCTCCCGGAATGCATTGATATCGACGTGCTTACCGATCAGCTCCAGCACCTTGAGTTTGTCCAGGAGCTTCACTTTTTTCAGTCGGGTATCACCGTCGATGTCGATGATATCGAATGCGGCCACAGATTTACGCCAGACCGGCGACCATTCGCTGATGGGCTTGATATCACCTTTCTCATTGAGTATGTCCGCGATATCCGCGTCCAGCATATCCACCAGCCGCTTAAGCACGGTGTCGGCGCTCATCTTGGTGCGCTTGTTCCGCTGCTGCATAAGCTGTGCGATACGTTCCTGAATGCGGGGGTCTGCCATCAGTACCGATGCACGCTTACAGGCACTACCGGGAGCGTACCCGGCAGCAATGGCGGCGTCAGTCTGGTTATCAGGCGCTTTGAGATATTCCTGACAGAAACGCTCCATCTGAGCGTTCAGCGGTGTGGGCTTTCGTGCTGGTGGTTTGCGTGGTCTTTTGATGGTCATAATGATTACCTCTTTGTTTATTATGACCAACTAAAAGATAACATTCAAACCCGTAACGTGTTTTGAACTACCTGAAAATCTTCGGTAGTTGGATTTCCCGCTATGGGAATTCACATAACGGTAAAGTATCAGGTAGTTAGTCAGTGCTACCCTCACGCATGAGGGAATCAAAATCCTTCAAATTCATCGAACATATTCGCCTCACAATCTCCCGTCGATAACCAGCGCAGCAATTACCGCCACCATTGAGCAGGCAATTACCTTGAAGTAAAAAAATAAAATTTCTTTCCAGGTCTGTTTTTTGACTTGTGCCTGTAATGCTCGCTCTTTCATCTGGCGCCCAAGTAATTTTATATACTCATCGTTGATTGGCTCCATCGACCCTCCATTCCGGCGGTTTACTTTTTCGCGTCAACCAAATTTCAGTTTTACCCGTTATTTGTCAACCACCCCGAGTTTAAGCTCATGCCACCCTCTGGTGTTCCAGCACTCTGCATCACCAGACAGGCAACACTCAGCGACCGGCAGCACCTCCCCGCACTTACCACAGCAGCGATTTGACAACTCCGCAATCTCACGCTTAAGCCGCGCATCATCGTTACGTATCAGCATCTGAATATACTCGGCCTCATCGTATGGCTCACGACCGGGGCGGCGCAGTGCACAGTTGCGTTTGATCATCTCATGCTCTTCGGCCTCAATCTGCCACTGCGGGATTACCATGCCAGCGCTACGCTGGCGTTTACGCTGTGCTGCTTTGCGTTCGGCTGGGGTTTTGGCTGTCATTCCAGCAGCCCCTCAGGCACACGAACCTCACGCCCTATCTTCACAGCCACGACAGCGCGGCAAATTGCTATACATGGTGTATCACCGTCTTCATAGCCATCCTGCACGTAATTACAGGATGCAGACCAGACCATACGCCCGCCCCACTGCTCATCCGGGATCAGTTCGTTTACAAGCTCAATAGAATATTTCTCGACAAATTCACCACAGATAACCCACGACCCTGACGGCACGTAAATGCATTTATTGGCATCAACGATATACTCAGCGCCTATTTCAATCTGCATACCCATAGCCTGCGCCACAGCCCAATCCAGCGCTCGGCCTGAAAGCTCACTCGTTTTTACGGTTTTCTCTGTCATCACTGCACCCTCACAAAGCTGTATGGGCGATTGCACTTAATGCAGATCACTTCGCCAATCATGCGGGCACGTCTGCCGCACCCCAAACATATAAATTTATACATAACGCCTCCAATGGTTAATTTTTTAATTAATATCGCCGTGACATGTCACAATTGTTTATTTATCTGAATAGACCAAATTCCCAATTCAGGTTATTCAGACACTCCCTGTCTTGATTGAGGCAGCAATCCCACATCCCCTGGTCTTTGTACTCTCTGACCAACTGCCAGCACCAGCCGTCATTGTGCTTAACCCGCCTTACTTTCCTGATTTCGACATCATCACAATCAAATATAACGCCACCGCCATAACCTAAATGAGCGCGTAAAACGTCAAGCTCCACACTGATAACCCGGAACAACTTCGGCATCGGTTTAATGCCATTGTGAAAATCATCTATTTTTGGATATTTCATTGTGTTACATCTCCCACATCATCAATGAGATCGCAGCAATGCACCCAGCGCCTCACATAATCATTAATAATCCGGTGTTGATACCTTAGAAAAATCGACACATAACAGCATGATTTTTAACTCATAACTTATTACCGATATCATTCACCAATAAAATAACCCGCTCACAAACTTACCCGATGGTAATAAGTTCACGAATTGTCGATTTTTCCGGTAACCTTACCGTTATCTTCCCGGACTCACCCCACACCTTGGAAACCGCCACATTCCAGACCTTGCAATCATCATCAAACAAGGCATCCATCAGGGCTTTGAGCAGGTTATCGACATCTGGCTTCTGCTGGTGCGGCTGCCCGTCCATGCTGCGCTTCTTCACTCCTGACCAGCTTTTAGGCATCGGCATCTGAAACACGATTTCAGCGCCGGATTCCGGCAGCGTTATGCGGCGTAACCGTGCTTCGTCACAGAATGCCCTGTAACGCATCACCGCAGGCCGTTTTTGCCACCTGTCCCGCTGTGTCATGCGTGGCTTTGGTACCGGCGTGATATCGAACTCGTTAACCTGCATTGTTCCTGGCCTTTTTCAGTAGTGAATCAAACAGTTTCTGCATCCGTGCCGGTTCGCCATACTGCTCAATCGGCTGTCGCACTCTCGGCTTTCGCTCTGTCACCCGGGGTTTCGCCGCTGTTTCTTCGCTGCGCTCATGGCTGCGTCTGAGGGCTTTAGCGATATTCTCGCGCCTGGTCTGCGCCTGATTCTCAAGCCCTTCCCGGTGGTCATACCGAAGCCAGTGGACGAAGTTGTATGAGTTTCTTTTGCGCCCTATCACATTCCAGCGATACAGCTGGTCGAGCGCATACCGCACCGCAGATATTCCGACCTTTCGTTTGTGGTCGTTCCTGATGGCGACCACCAGCTGCATGGCAGTGAGATCCGGCTTATCCGCAAGAACCCTCACGATGTAGTCCTGAACCCGCATATAGCCCCCATGGTAATTACCTCACAGGTAAATATAACCATATCGTTTATCTTTTCAAGAATAAAAATACCAATATGCCGCATGCGGTTAAAACGCCCTGTGTCGAATTCTGAGAGACTTTTAAAACCACATCATGAAAACGTACTGACCACATAGTTAAAACCTCGCTGTGTTGCGCTGGCTTACAATTTTGATGATTCATGCACTCAGGCAGATCGTTGTTTCTTTCTTTCTAGCATTTCCATCCACGCAGGAGGCGGACGGGTTTTATCTTCCACGCGCAGAACCGGACGGGGTATCGGTTCACCTTTGGCTACACGGTCAGCCCACTGCCGGATCATCTTTGCCAGGCGCTTTTCAACCTCAGGCTCAGTCAGTCGCAGGTCATGCACCCTGTTTCTCAGATCAGTGAAGATCCAGTACTGCACCGGGTGCCGAAACGGATACATCTCAGCACTACTGTAATAACCACGCTTCGCCATGTATTTATTAAAATCACGCAGCATGTCGTCAAACGGGATCCCGAATGCGTTTGAGTCCACCAACTTATCCGACAGCATCACAATCACGTCAGACAGTTCAGGCGGCCACGGATTGCCGTTCATGCAGCGATCGAGGCAGAACGTGAATATCATCTCAAACTGGTTGTCACTCAATCCGGCGGTTGCCCGCTGCCACATCGATGACGGTTCCGTCCCGTTCTTGCCCGTCCACTTGTCCCCATACAGCTCGGTCATCTTCAGCCAGAGAGTCGAGATATTCCTGCCCGTATTTTTTCCGGATCCCATGCTCGACGAGTTGTACCGCTCTGGATTTCCCGCTGGATGGGTTAAATTTGAATTCCGCGTCATCGGTGTGACCTCCGCTCTGTTTCGGTTGTTTCATGCGTTGCTGATGAATGCTCCTGGCGAACGCCATTTCCCACTGTGCGTGGTGTTTTGCTTTCCCTTCCGCCTGCCAGTACGTGATGAACTCGGCCAGTTCCTCAGGCCGGTATGGCTCATTCAGTATCACTCCCCACTGTGCCGCTTTGCGGCTGAAATCCAGATCCGGCTGCCAGTAACCGGTCATCGCGAACTTACCCGGATAATCTGACCAGTTTCTTGCCGGTGGATCCTCCGCCTCAGGAACAGGAATGAAATTTTTTTCGCGCGCGCCTGAGAGAGTTGTTTTATGTTCTTGTTCCTGATCTTGTTCTTGGCTTCTGAGGGTCTCAGAAGCCCCTTCGAAGCCCCTTTCTTTTTTCTCTGATGGTTTCCTTTCCGACGACATATGAAAGCAATCTTTATATTTCTGATAAAACATTGATAAAAATTGATTTTTAGGCTGACTGTCATACTCTCTTTGTATGCCAATACAGCGGTTATCCGATGCTTTAAGCGCCGGTGCGATCTGGTACTTTGCCATTTCAATCACCCAGACCACTTCGGCATCCTCATCGTAGTGGCAAAACCCCGCTTCGATGCACCTTCGAAGCCCCTTCGAAGCCCCTTCCAAACCCAGCCCAGTTTCATGCGCCATGTAAATGACCGGGAGGTAATACATACCTGTCATATTGGCATGAGGATTTGTAAGCAAATACATAGAAACAATAAGAGCTTCGTGACCTTTTTCCCTGATCTCTTTACCGGTCTTCCCTATCCAGAATTGTGGTGAAACTTTCCCGTAGTCACGCATAAAAGAACCACTCACTTAGCACTGTTGATTAACTGCTTTAATACAGAGCGATAGGTTGTCGAGTTTTCAAAATTGCAGGTAACGCATACCCCGTTACAAACGTAGCGCTCTGCAACATGGCCGTTTTTACATTTCCTGCCCGTGAAAAACTTACTAAGCCCTTTCGAGGCTGCTTCTTTCCTGCTGATAATTTCCATCATTACCCCGCTGAATTGTGTGTATGTGTAAATGCTAGCCATATTTTAAAAATAGATCAACCTTAAATGCATAATTGTTTATTACACATAACCAGAAAGTAAAAAGGCCGCACAAGGCGGCCCCATATGTTCATCACTCGAAGAACCTTATCAGCTCTTCCATTGTCACTGCTGCACCATGCTCAGTACATGCCTGGTGTAATCGCCTGATAGTTTTCAGTCCCGGCTGTCTGCGGGCATAGCTCAGGTGTGTCCTGATATAACCGACAGTTACCCCGGCTTTATCTGCGAACGCAACACGATCTTCTTTGTTAAGACCATTCCAGAATGAATGAAAATTGAAATCTTCCATATTTTTCCTGTTCTATCGTTAAACATTCTGAGAATAATAACCAACATGGTCATTTACCAACAAGGTCATGATTCTGTTTAATGGCTGAATCAGATAAACATTTACGAATACATTTTAATCAGGCAACCCATATGAAAAACATCAATGAGATAAGGAGAGATAACCTCATCTTCATTCTGGAGAAGTATTACGACGGCAAACAGAAAGCGCTGGCTGATGCGCTGGGGTTCGCCCCGAACATCATTTCCCGCTATCTTTCCTCATCCGATTTGAAGAGCCACCGTAATATCAGTGACGCGGTTGCCAGGAAGATAGAACATGTCACGCGGGTGCAAAAATACTGGATGGATACCGACCATTACAACCGGCCGGCAGAAAGCACCGACGATATCTATTCACCGACCGAGATCGGCGCCATACTGGCGGATAACATCAGTACATTCATGCTGACAGACGGCGTGAAGTCACAGACTCAGCTGTCTGTTAAAAGCGGGCTGGGCCAGTCAACGATTAACCGTATCGTGAAAAATGAAACCAGTGCCACCGTGGACAGCGTTGACTCTATCGCCAAGGCGCTGGGTCGTAAAGCCTATGAGCTGCTGATCCCGTCCAACGATACCGACGTCATTAAGTATGACCAGAAACGGTATGCCGCACTGTCACCGGCAGAGAAAGAACAGATCCAGGACTTTATCGAGTTCATCATAAAGAAAAACCGGTAATAAACTCAGACAGATGCGAAATCGGCCAGCCTTGGGCTGGCTTTTTTTCGTTGCCATGATAATCAATTTGTTTATCTTTTATTGTTTTTTATTGTTGACAACGTTCAGTTACGGGTTATTATTCATATCAAGTTGACCACATTGGTCATGCTCTTTAACAATCGAGACTGCAACACAATCCCTAATTCTGATGCAGCAGAATGTCCTCGCTAACCCGTAGAACCGGAACGCGGGATCGGAACGTGAAAAATTACATGAACTGGCGATAACCGCCGGTTTTGCTATACGCCAAAACATAAACAAATAGTTTATTTAAATGGTGAATAACATGACATTTTTTATTCTCAACGGCCTGCACGTTTTTATCGTGTGCGGCAAGCAACAGCAGTTTAAATCATTCCGTACCGGCATTAAGTGGGCTTTCACCACCAAAACCGCCGCACGGACAGATCAACTTATAGGTGAGCACAATGGCAACAACCAATAAAGAACGTATGGATGCTAATTTAGCTGCGGCAATTCTTGCAGCTGATGGCGCAGAAACATTTACACCGGCAGAGCTGAATAACCTGATTGCCCGTATCAACGGCGATAAATCGAACCAGGCACTGGAAAAATACGACAACATTATTTTCCGTGTCGGCCTCGCTGCCACATCATCAACCTGCTTACAGTCACTGCCGGATGAGCAATGCATTGAAGCGCTGGCACACGTCATCAGAAATATGGATAAGTACCCGGCCACCAGCGACAAAAAGCAGTATTTTGAATCGCTGTGCGGGGCCGCTGATCATTCTGCCGCAAAAAATGATAAACAACCCGTTTATCAAAACGATGAGGTGATGACCGATAATGACTGTCAGGCAGCCACTGAGCCGCCACATTTTGAACCGGGCCGCTATCCTGATATCCCTAACGAAACGTATCACGCATCGAACGGCATCAGCAGCACCATGCTGAAAGATGCACGGATCAGCCTGATGTATTACCAGCGCCGCCACATCACGAAAGTGATTCAGCGTGAACGCTCTGAGGCGTTGGATTTCGGTAGCCTGTTTCATACTCTGGTACTGGAACCGGAAAAGCTGGACGCAGAATTCAGCCTGCCGCCGATTATCCCGGCTGACGCGCTGACCAATACCGAATCCATGAAGAAATGGATTGAGAGTTATAACGCCGGTCTGGCGCCGGTGATAAGCAACGACGAACTGAAAGCCGAGATTGAGGCACATAACGCCACGCTGCCGCAGCCGTTATCTCTGTCTGGTAACGCTGAGGAAATTGGCTCTCTCTATGTTTCACTGCCTGATGCTTTTCAGACCATACCAGATCATGAAAAGCACACCGCCGCGGCAATGAAAGCCTGTATCAAGACGTTCAATAACACCCTGCCGGTACCGCTGAAAACATCCGGCGGACGCGGAGACCTGCTGCAAACACTGGAAGAAATCAACCCTGATTTTGTTGCAGCAGAACGCAATAAGCCGGATCCGCTGATTACCTCCGGTAAGAAAGAAGACCTTATCGCCAGAATCAAATCTGTATCGCCGGGCACTGTTTTCGCTGATGAATTAATGCAGGCATGGCAGGCAGATGAATCACGTATCCGTATCACTGGTGATCAGTTAAAGCTCGGCAAAGCCATGCAGGAAGCTGTCTACCAGCACCCTGAAATCAGACCACTGATTAATCATCCGGGCCGGGCCGTGGAAGTCAGTTATTACGGCATTGATGAAGATACCGGTCTTGAGGTTCGTGTTCGGCCAGACATTGAAATATCCACCACGGACAGCCGTATCGGGTTCGACCTGAAATCGGTATCACTCGGACGCTTCAAGCAGGATGCCATAGAGGCCATGATCCGCCGGGAAATACTCAACCGCGATTATCACGTCAGCGCGGCCATGTACTGCGATATTGCCGAACTCGACCAGTTCTTCTGGATCTTCGTTAACAAAGACGAAAATTACAACTGGGTCGCGGTGGTCGAAGCTTCGCCGGATTTACTGGAACTCGGCCGCCTGGAATACAAAAAGACACTTCGCGATATCCGCCAAGCTATGGACACCGATGTATGGCCGGGCCCGGTCACCACCACGCTCACTATCGGCCTGAGCGATTTCGATATGCGCCGCCTGGAATCGCTGCAAATGGACGCAGCGTAACACCCACCCTGTTTGATGCCCGGCAATGGTCGGGCTGGAGATATCATTATGTCAGAAGTAACAACTGTTCAAACCAGTACACCACCGACCGTTATGAATAACACCTCATTGCTGATGAATCCGGATTCAATGGATCGCCTGATGCGCTTTGCTGAGTTAATGGCATCCGGCACCGTGACGGTACCGAAACATTTACAGGGTAAACCCTCTGATTGCCTGGCAATAACAATGCAGTCCGCCCGCTGGGGCATGGACCCTTTCGTTGTTGGTCAGAAAACCCATGTTATTAACGGAACACTCGGTTACGAAGCTCAACTGGTCAATGCCGCAATCACAAGCTCAACCGCTATTGATGGCCGCTTTCATTACCGCTATGGCGGAGAATGGGAAAAAATTGTCGGAAAAAAAGACAAAAACCGCGATGAGTCTGGCCTCTATGTTGAAGTTGGCGCGGTGCTGCGTGGTGACAGTGAAATAACCTGGGGTGAGCCGGTTTATCTGGCTGATGTCCAGACGCGCAACTCACCACTCTGGACAAATATGCCAAAGCAGCAGATCGCCTATCTGGCAATAAAATACTGGTCACGCCTGTATTGCCCGGAAGTGATTATGGGCGTTTACACACCTGATGAGATTCAGGAACGCGCCATGAAAGACGTCACCCCATCGAAAGAGCGCGTAACACTCAGCGAGTTATCCCACCAGCAGGCAGAGCCACAGCAGCCGGAGCTGGTAAAAGAAGTCACCGGTGAACTGGTTGAAGAATTCGACGCTGAGGCAATCCGCCGCGCTATCGATAACGCCGAAACACTGGATACCGTGAAAGATATCCGCAGCCGGATTGATGAAGGCAAAAAGGCCATGGGTATCACCCTGTTTACTGAACTGAAAAACAAAGCGGTTCAGGCATATCACGTTATCGATTCACGCAACCTGCTGGAAGCGGAGATCAATTCACTGCCGGAACCAGGCACACCGGAAGCCGCAGAAGCATTTCAGAAAGTGGAGCAACTGCTGAATGCCCGTAAAACGAAACTCGGCGCTGAGCTGTATGAGCAATTCAGTATGACGCTGAGTGATATGAAGCCTGAATATCAATAATTTTTACCGGGGGAGAAATCCCCCGCCCGGAGAACACACCATGATCCCATTAAAAAAACCTATCGACTTCAAAGAAGTGAAGCGCATCGTCGGATTATCCAGAACCACCATATACCACCTGGAAAAAGCAGGTGATTTTCCAAAGAGAAGTTACTTCTCGAAACGAGCGGTCCGCTGGGAAGAAAGCGAAGTCCGGCAGTGGGTCGCTAACCGCATGCGTAACCGGGTTAAACCGGATAATGCCATCGATGCGAATCGACTTGTTCGCCAAAATCATTAACACGGAGATAACCGTATGATTATTGATATCAACAGTGTCGCCCTGTCACTGCACGGAATCGCACTCTGGTGCGCCATCAGCGGCGTTATCTGCGTGATTGATGGTGATACCCGGCAGCTGATTGTATCCCCTTCAGATAACCCCACCGTTTCAGGATGA